CTGCGTCCAAGCGGTCTTCTTGGCCCGAATGAATTCCCGCTGGAATCTTTTCGTGCCCGGGATCGCGCCGATATGTTTCAGTCTGATGTTGATCATATCGCACCCCATTCAATCGTTGCGTCAGCGCCTTGACAAACCCCTTCGGTTGCAGCGTCGTCGGGATGACCGCACCACTTAACGACATCTGCTATCTTGGCGATGGCAAGATAGCCAGAGGTGACAGGCAGGGCCCACAGCTCATCGAGAATGGCCCCGAGGGAGTTCTCCCATATCGTTTCCGCATCCGACGTCGGAAAGTTGTCGTTTGTCACTTCTGGCGCTGTCTGAACTAACTGCAGTAACAACTCGCCAGAATTTGCAAAACCAAAAGATACGCCCACTGAGTCCGCCCGATACGCGCTTCTCTTGAAAAAAATCTTTGCGCATGGCCGATACGCCGTGTGTTCGGCGAGCGAATAATATTCAGCATTATTTGCAGGCTCTGGCCAGCCGTTTATGTAGATTTTCTCAAGCGCCGCTGCCACGTCTACCGTGCTTGTCCAGGTTTGAAACGCAGCACAGTTTGCCAGCATCGTTTTTAGGTGATGTTGAGGCAGTGAAATTGAACCAGATGGTACTACAGCCATTGAAACGCTCTACATTATTCACTTAGTTGCGCCAGCTCGGCACAGTTCAACTCTGGTTGTTACGGGTGTCTTGTTGAGGATTTGCTTTATCGGCCACACTTCGCCATCAATCGTAACTTTCGCGTTCGTCTGGACGGCGGCGACGTCACTAGTCTGTATAGTCACCTCACGAGTTCGCGATATTCGCTTGCCTCGTGGGGCGTCTTCCTCTCGGACTTCAATACGACCAACCTGCCCTGTGCAGGCGGTATCGTTGCCAGCGAGCGTATAGGTGAATAATTCACCGAACTGCTCCAACAGCAACGGTACCGCCATGTCACGATATAACTCATCGAAAACAGCCATTAGGTTGTCGTGATGTTATCAAGGAGTTGGGCCGCCTCGGCGTGAATCAGCTTCTCATCGACGTCGTGGCGAACCCGAACGACATTGCCGCGGACCTTTTCGTCGCGATATGTTTCAATTGTGCCGCCAACGCTCGAACCATCCTCGGTCCAATGGAACGTACGACCTATACATGGCTCATTAGGATCGTTTGCGTTGGTTGCAATTCGACAAACCATTGCATACTCGTCAGCCCACTGTGGCGCAATCGACGTCGATTGCCCTTCTTTAGCACTGCTATAGGCGCTGCCCGCCACAAAAATGTGATCGATATCGAAAACTTCCTTTAGCATGCTAGCCGTAATATCGGTAGCTTTAGTGGCGCTTCCAGCGCCACCTGATTGGATTGCATCGATGATCTGAGCACACTGTCGCAGGTTGCGAAACACCGTGCGGTTAATAATTAGCGCGTTCGGCCAGAGGCCAGTGCGAGCCCAAATAGCACGGGACGCCGTTTCAATATCATCTATCGGGACAGCGTTAGTTTTGTCATCCCATTCGTGAGTGATGGTTGTTTTCTGTGCCGAGAACGTGGTAGCATTAAACAGAAGCGCAGCGGCGCGGGCCTCCGCGTTTCGCATAACGGCATCCGTGGCCCGCTGGGTGGCCACCTGCTCGGCATCAAAGTAATGCGCGTACATTTTTGCCTGGCGATCATCAATCACCTCTTCAGCACCATGCTCGAAACACGCGTACGAATCTTGTGTGAATGTGAACTGCCCACGGGCGTAACCGCTGCCGGGGGCGCGTGTTGTATCTCGATACTGCAATAATTGCTCAATCGGGATTACGCCGAGGGTACTTGCTTGCAAAGCGGTGTCAAAGACTGGCAGAACGCGATGGCTGATAAACCCTAGTCTATCGGCAGCGAGATCGAATTCCATCATGCTACCCGCCAGATCAGGGCGGAGAGTAGAGAGTAATGTATCAGGTGATGGCATGTTGTCGCTCCTAAAAAAAGGGGCCGAGCGTTTTCCACGCGGCCCCCAAAGGCAACGACTGTTTGGGCAATCTAGCCGGGGATCAATCCGGCGTCTCGCCCCAGAAAACCGCCGAAAAACGACGGCCCTGGTTAGTTTTATTCCTTAGCTATCAGCGGTATAGATGGCTCCCCATGTGGCAGAGTCCACAGCGAAGAAAACAGAAAGTGTCTTGCCTTCGGTATCAACTGCGGCGTCAGCCGTTCCATCGTTGATATCGTCACTGGAGTTCGGATAGACTGGCAGGGCATTGGTCGCGGTCGGGTTGTAGACGATCACGAACGAACCTGCGACTGCGGTGGGCAACACGACCCCCTTTGTGCCGTCAGCCCCAGTCACGATGTTAATTGCATCGGCTGTTAGCTCGCCAGCATCGCCTTGAGCACTACCAGCAGCCGCAACGGTGTCGACCGTGAATCGGGTGCCAAGGCCCAGCGTCTTATTGGTTAGCGTCTGTGCCAGCGCGATTGCTACTAACACATCTCCATCCGCTTCTGGGCACACAATATCATTATCGCCGGATAGCGTAGATTCTGGAAGAATCGTCGTTGTGTAATCCCCTGACCCGCCAGCATTGCCAGAGAGCTTGATTTTTGGTGTCGCGGCATCGCTGTCGACTTCAAAACCCGCGGCTGTTGTGCCGGTCGTTGCCGCCGAGACGTCGGTATTCGGGGTCGGCATAACCTCGATAATATCGTCGTTAGCCGTAGCGGCCTCCAGTGCGATACCTTCGACAATGGTGCCGCTTGATGCGACCTTGCCGCCGGCCGCAGCGTAGACCGGATTGCCTGCGGAAATGGCCCCTGCGGCAGTCATTTTTACCGTGCCTTCAGCGGTGCGCAGTCGAACAGGCACTACATCAGTAGTCGCGAGGCTTTCAATCTCTTGAACACCGATTGACATATTACTCGCACCAGCGGTCGCAAGTGTGCCACTATTACTGTAGACGCGTAGATGTGCGGCGCGGGTGGCCGCCGCTGTGAATTGCCGTATAGGGGCATGAACATACTGACTCATATCGATCTCCTTAAGATTGGTTTTTATTTCGAGTTGGCCGCGTCAATCACCGCTTGCCTCAGGTCCGGCTGCTCGCGAGCGACAATCGAAGCTGCACGTTGCCGAGATAGTCCGGCCTGTACCTTTTTTTCAATCGCCTCGTTCCATTCAGCCTGTGGGTTGCTAAATGCACTGTTGCTCGATGCAACGTCAGCGACTGGTTCAACGCCAGGTTTCTCTTTTGCAGCGGCGGCCTGCTGCTTGATTTGATCGCGTTCTCTTTTAGCCTTTTCGAGGCGAGCGTTCTGCTCTTCCATCCAAGCTGACTGTGCCTGATCAAGCGTTACTTTTCGTTTCAGCTGTTCACAGACGAAGCTATCATCTGCACCAGGGCAGCACGCCAGGATGTCGTCGATAGTCGCAGCGATTGGCTTAGCAGGTTGACTTTCTTCTGCCATTTCGTGGCTCCTGTTCTCAGTAAGGCGTAATAGATGCGACCGCGTTTCATCCAGCGAACAAACGCGATCAATAAGGTTTAATTTCAAGGCCTCGGCGGCGATATAGACTCGGCCATCTGCTAGACGGCGAATCGCCTCAACGCTTATCCCGCGACCATTTGCCACGGATTGCAAAAATAGATCGTTAAGCGAGTTGATGCGATCTTGCCACATGGCCAACTGCTCGTCGGTAATAGCAGTGCCAGGCTCACCTGCACCTTTGAACTCGCCGGCTCGAACAACGTGCACTTTGACCCCGGCTTCGTTCGCTTGTGCCGAATAATCGTGAACGACAGAGTAGGTTCCTATCGAGCCAAACAGGGCGCTTCGTCCGGCGTGCACTTCCGTCGCTTGCGACGCAGCCCAACAAGCTGCTGATGCACCAAGATCCTCTACGTACGCGACGATTGGTTTCTGTCGTGCGAACAAGGCAATGTCATCGCCGAGGTCCGCTGTGCCAGCAACCGTTCCACCAGGCGACGACACACGTAAGATTGCCCCCGAGACTGCATCATTGGAAATCGCGTGGCGGACCTGGCGGCGAAGCGCCACGGTAGACGTGCCGCCAGTCAGGCTTGAGACCTGTTTCATCATTAGACCATCGATCGCAAATTCAGCGATGCCGCCCGAGACCCTATAGCAGTCTGACCCCGGCGCAGACGCATTGCCAGCGGACTCGCGAGCATGTGCGAGTAGCTCGCTAAAATCGACCTGGTTTACTGCGGTCGATAACGACTCGTATACTACAGCCCAATCGCCGAAATACTGATCGACGTGCGATTGTTGCGGAAACAGCTCAAGGTCATTCATTATCAGGCTCCGGTAAGCTGCCGAGTGGTTCGGTATCTTTGACGGTAATATTGACACCGTCGGGCGTCGGCAGGCTGGCAATTTCTCGCCACGTTACACTAAGCCCTTCATACTTTTCGTTTAGCGACGTCGCTGTAACGTGTGCCTTCTCGATTAGCATGGCATTGTCTTCGACGATTTCTGTAGCTAGGTCTCGCCAGTCGATACCACGCTCAGCGGCTCGCCGTCGCTGCGAAATCAAAGCGTTTCGAACGCGAAGTAAGTCGCCAGCGGCATCTTTCAGTGGCTCGATATATTGCCAGCCGGGTGGGTTCCATTTATGACGGAATAGGTCCACGCCACGCTGAGAGAAAGACTGCAACTTAGGATCTTCGGCGGTCCACTCACGAATCTTAAAGCGATACACAGGCGAATGGAATGTTTCAATTAACCCCTTTTGCTCTCGGCGAAAACCAGTACGCGCTTGATCCATCGCCCCACGCCAGCCGGAAAAGTTAGTTTCCGAGGGGTCGAGCAGGAACATGGCCACAGGCATCCCTAGATTGACCGACATGCAGTTGAGGAGCATCTTGGCGTGAGCGAAAAACTCAGGGTTCGGGATGTTCGGCGAAAAGCCTTTTAATGACTCACCTTCGCGGCCAGTGACCTCAACACCTGGTGCCATCCCATGTAGCACGCGGGTCGTTCCGTCGGCCGCCGTGTCTGTTGTATCGCCTATTTCGTTTCCTACCGGGCCACTCGGCGCACCTGGTGTACGTTCGCGCAGGATGGCATACACCGACGCGTGTTGAGCCTTAACCAGCATCGCAAAATTAAGGTCATCCCACATGCTCATAATGTCAGTGAACGGGGCGAACGCCGTCACACCCCGAGACTGTGTTGCACGATCTGGCCGATAGACATGCAGCACATTTCGGTTTCCGTTTCTGTCGCGTGCTGGGACTTTCCTCGCGTCAGACACACGCGAAAAAGATCTACTGGGGTCGATGTCATCTTTTGTAAGCCAATACTCTACCGGCTTACGATACTGATCTAACAGGACGCCGTTGACGACGTTGAGTTTGGTATTGCTTGGTGTTCGCAGCCGATGGCCCTCAGTAAGCTGCAACGATCCATTCGATAGCAACAAAACCAAATGGTCACCATCAACGATCGTATGCTGGTAAACCAGTCGTTCCATCGCTCGGAACGTAAACCGTCCCGACACGTCACACTTATCCGGATCCTCCGACCAGGCGGCCCACCGCTGAGTCAGTATGTCGTTGGCCTCGTCACTTCCAGTGTCCGGGTCACAGGTAAACCCCTGCTGTACGACGTTGTCGACGAGCCGTCGGACGGCTTGCGCTACGTAGGCATTGTTCCTGAAATCGAACCTTGCGCGTTCGACCATTCGGAGATAATCGTACTCAGAGCGATAATGATAGTCGGCACTCGAACCAGATGGCGAGACACCGGTAGGTGAGGCGCGGAACCGGGACGTCTTCGCGGCGTTGTAATCTGCCCTTGCTTCACGAAAAAGATCCGTGGTCGTTTCGCTAGTGACTTCGCGGGTTCGTCTCATGTCCGGAACCCCTCAAAGCTAGCGTATCGAACCGAGCGTTGCGACGTTACGTTGGCACGCCGCCACTGCTGGGCCGCTTTCAGCTCAGCCTGAATAATAATGGGATCCAACTCGGTCTCATAACCACCGCCGTCCCTTATCCGCTTTGGCAGTTTTAGCAAGAGATAGCGGCACGCCGTTATGAACGCCGCCGCCTCAGAGGGCGACGCGTTTTCCTCATAGGCTGCATTATCGAAATACTGAGCCTTAATTTCGGCGAGTGTGCTTGCGGACGTGAGTGCCATGTCAGCACTCTACCACCAAACGCTGTTAATTTTTCAATTATCCGAGCCGTCCGAGGTTCGGACGCTTCGGATTCTTCGGACAGCTCGGACGCTTCGGATCACTTTGAACGCTTTTTGCCATCCAGCTGTGTAACGGATGCCGTAATTTGTTCCAGCAGCCAATGTATAGCGAGCGGCTGCGTATCGACATGCTTACCTGTCGACAGCCGAACATCTGTATTGTGCAGCGCGTCAAAAAGCCGGCGATACGTGACAGCATCAGCCGGTTTCAGGCGAGCGTCGATTCGCCTCGTGATGTGAGTTTTACGCGGAACAGGACCAAGCGGGATCTTGATCGTAACCTCAACGACTGAAGGTTCCTCACGATTCTTCTGTCTTTTCGTCTCGGTTATCGTTGGTCCTAGACCGAGCTTTGGTCCGGCTGGTTCCGCTTGCTGTGAGGTCTCTGCCGCGCTTGGATTATGGGGTTGCTCAACGTCTGGGCGGGGCACCGGTTGTGGCACCGCATACTGCGCCTCGTTGCTATCGATAGTTAAATCGTCGCTCTTACGCATGTGTTACCTTTCAGTTATTAGGTACGGTTGGCCATTCGGGGTCTGGAATAGCCTACCCTTTGGATTGTTGGCTTTAGGTTTTTC